TTTATTACACGCCCGACACGCTCCACCCCGTCATGGTGGACGTGCAGCAGATTAAGCCCGACGAATGGGACAGTCTAAAGCAATTCCACGGAATCAGTTGACAAAGCGCTTTCTGCGCGGTAAAATCAAAATTGAAAAATCAGAAAGGAAACAAAGACAATGAAAAAGGAACTTATCGAAAAAATCATCAAGAACGGTGGCATCTATGACACGGCAAAATATCGGTACAAGGCCGACGCTGACGGCAAAGTCAGGCGGGCAAACCTTGACGATATCGGCACGACCGCGATCCTCGATAATAACGCCTGGACGGTTGTCGGCGATTATACCGGCTTCGGCTTCGGCGCGAAGGAGAACAAAAAAATGAAAAACTACAACCACATTAAAAACCCCGAACTGAGACGCATTTCGGAATACTGCGACGCACACGGGTTGCGCGATGTTTTATCCCATATCGGGACGAACAAAGACAAATCATTTGACAGTCGGTCGGAGTTTAAGGTCTACGAAATGGAATCATACGAAGAATACGCGTCCGAAGGTGCGCTGCCCATTCTGCCGGATGGGAAGTACTATGCCAGAATCGACAAACACGGGAGCGTGTTCGTTTGCACCCGCCACGGCGGGAAGAGACCTGTATATCCTGATGACTTTGAAATCGTCGCCCCGTAAAAAAAATGGAGCGAATTGACCGCCCCTCCGGCGGTCTTTTTTTTGTGCCGTTTCGCGCCGTATCTCATAACATTGCCAAAATTGCCCATTATTTGCGTTTTACCCTATATGGTATAGTTTGATGGGATAAGCGTAAAACATTAAATTTGCCCATGTTTTGACAGCGCAATCGGCATATGCATGGCAAAATCGAATCTCGGCGAGTAAATCAGCGAGGAGCAGACCGACTCAGGACGCGCAAAACCGCCCCAAAATAAAACGAGCCGCAGCGAGGAGCGACGTCCTGTTGCGGCTTTTCCGTTTATTCGGCGCTTTCTGCGCCTTCTGCGACCTCATCGACGAACTCGACCTCGATTGCATCGAATGGGGACGATGCTTCCGGCAAGGCGGGCGCGACCACCGAATCAAGGTAGCGTTCGCGGATCTCGGCGGGGTCTCCGTTCTGCATTTCTGTTGACGGCTTGACCACGATTTCGGACTGGTCTTTATACCCAAAGTTATTCTTCATGAGGAATATGCCGGAGACCGGATTTATCTTGCCGTTCTGCATATAATCGACCATTTGAGCGTCCAAAATTTGCACCGCTTTTTTGATAGGTTCTATACAATGTGTATATTTTTTTACATTCCCGTTTACAATCTGATAGAGCCAAGCCCTTGAAATTCCGAACGCGACAGCCAGCGAGGCAACGCTTGGTTTCATATCGGCTTCTGCGGCCATTTCAAAGTAGGTGCGGATACGCTCGTTGACTTGATCCAGGTCGGTCATGTCGATTTTGGGCAAGTCAGCCAATGAAAGGGAGAACAGGATAAACCGCCTGTTGTCTCCGGGGTTCACTTCTGGCAATCGGTCGGGTCGGTTCTGTCGTTTCTTTCCTTCTGCGGCAATAGCCTCGATTTCGTCGGGGTCGGAGGATTTTTTCATAGCGTCCGTCATGCGTCGCGCTTTGGAAGACATAGGGCTGTTCCCCTCCCTTAAAAATGGTAAAAAATGGCATTTTCCATACTACATTTATGATTCTTTCTGAAATCATCAATAATATGTATGGTAACGAGTGGTAGCGTCACGAATCAGCACCGTCCTTCTCTTCATGGCTTTTACGCCCGGTGATTTCGGCATTCCATGATGCGATGTCCACGCCAGCCTCAAAGAGTTTGGTTCGGCACACATAGGCGGTATCATTTCCCATCATGTACTTTTCACGGAGATCCTCATAATATTTGCGGAAGTTCTCGTAAAAGCGACGCAGCCGTGCATAGCCATACCCTTCGCTTTCACGGAGTACCCACAATACAATGGCGTCAAAATCGTTATTCAGGGCGTCGTGCTGTTCAAAGACGGCTTTCATCGCGGCGGCTTTCACGGCTTCTCTCATTTCTTTGGGTAAGCCTGCGTCCAATCTTACTTTCATTGTTATACCTCCTTATCTTAATTTCAGCGCTTCCGACAGTTCCGTCATGGTGTCGCTGATGTCGTTCGGTTCGGTTCGTCTCGATTTGCATTTCGTACGCTTGATGCAGTTAAGTTCGCGGCATTGCCTCAGGAGCAGACAGTCTGTACATTGAGGCGGGATCTTGTCGGCACAAGTCATATTATGTAAGAGCATTTGGCCCCTCCTTCACAAGTTCTTTCATGGCACACATCATTTTGGGACTCGGCGTGTTTCTGCCGGAGAACCAATGCGATACGGCTGACTGTGATACGCCGAGTTTGTTTGCTATTTCCTTGTGCGTATACGGCAAACTGTATAACATATCATAGAAGCGGTCGCGCTCTTCCTTCTTGCGATTATAAAATCGCTCTCGTTCAACCGCCTGTTCCTCCTGTACGCCCATCAGCCGCCTTACCTCGCTGCGTAAGGTTCGTATTTCCTCGATCAGCGCGGACAAATCATTTTCCATTCTCTTTGTCTCCTTTCTTGACTATGCGTAAATCATATCCGAGAGATTGTAGGCCGAGAATGAAGTCCAGATCGCACACGAAACTGCATCCATAGGAATAATCGTATACTGTACTCCTGTGCTTATTAAACTTATCAGCCAGCCAAGCGATTTTGTGCTTGCCCATCTCATTGGATATAATTTCGGCTAATTGTTCAAATACCAACATAATCACCTCATTGTGTTGGAAATCTGTTACCACTGTTACCACCTAATTTTGCTTGGTGGTAACACATTTGGTAACACCGTTTTTTCCCGTAATATCAAGGGATTTCGGCTTTCAAAAAACCTCTGTTACCACTGTTACCACTAAAATTATCATCTTTCACGCGAAACAATATATTTTTCGTTCGATGAGTGAAAAAATATTTTTTTCTCTATATAAGCGTGATTTTTTTTGGTAACAGTGGTAACAAGCCATTTTTAAAACCCGGATTCGCCTGCGGCACAGGGTAAAAGTGGTGTTACCACTAAGCCATTTTTAGTGGTAACAAAGTGGTAACAAAACGGCCCTTGGTGGTAACAAAATCGGGTTAGAACGGAAAGTCTTCGGTCGGATCCGGGTACGACAGACCGTTAAATTCCTCATTCTGCCGAATAACAGCGCACCGGACGAGACCGTCTTTGATTCTGACTGGGCAAGTATTGTGGGTGCCGTTTGTCTTGAGGTAGCCGCGCCGGTTCGCCCAGGATAGAAAACTGTTTGAATTATATCCGGCGTTGCTCAACTCACGGTCAAAAACGGATTTAATCATATAGATATAGCCGTTCTCGATTTTGCCCCAAATCTCGCCGATGTACTCACCGTACTTGTCCGGCACGAATCGAGCCTTCTGCCGCACAATCAACTCATTGATGTATTCGTAGGTTCGCTGATTCAGGTCAACCTCGTCTCTCTTGGCCATGATCTCGGACAGGTCCTCAATAGTCAAGGCGTACCCATCACGGAAGATTAGTTCTGTCGCGAGGTGGTCGGCGGTCAGAAGCGCGGAAGCAGACGCCGCCTGTTTGTCCATCGAATCGGTGTTCAGCAGCCGTTTATAGTAGTCCTTCTGGAGCGTCTTGGCGCGTTCCATGTTGTCGGAATCTTGCAGCCATTCCACGAAGCGGCGACCGGCGAAACCATAGTTTGCGCGGATCGTGTCGCAGAATGGCGGTATGTCCTTGACGATTTTTTCGCTGCCTTCAACAGACAGGATCCTATTCACCGCACCAGCCTTTGACGAAAAGGACGTTATCGTGTTTTCGCCGGACGAAATAATGCAGTTGCGCCATCTGCCGATTTTCTGCAAGCCGCCGATCTTAGTTGACCTTGTCTTACCGGCACCTTCGCAGAGTTGATAAATGAGATTATCAAAGTCCCGGACGCCCTGACTCTCTTTGATCTCCAACTCGTCGATGCAGAGCGGCAAAGAATTAACGAAGCCTGCAAGCATTTCAAGGCCCGCGCTTGTGCTGTTGAATGTCGTGATGTACTCCCCTACCACCGGCTTGCCCCAAACGGACGCGGCGACCATAAGTGAAACGGTCTTGCCGAACTCGGTGGATCCATGCAGATGAACGAAAAAGGGGAGCAAACCGCACGGCTCAATGAGGACCGAAGCGAACGAAGCAGCCAAGGCCAACCGGCCGAGGGTCTTCTCTGAGCGCATCTGCGTCATTGCCTCGCGCCACTTTTCAAAGGAGCCGTCCGTCCTGATCGAGTTAAACAGGTTTTTATACTCGGCTTCTCCGTCAAAGGCAAGACCATCCACGAACGGCGCAAAGCCGTGTCCGTCGATCCAGCCGAGGCGACTCACGGACTTCTCTTCCGGGAGGACGTCGGCATTTAACTGCTCCATGTCAAAGAGGTATGTAGACAAATCGTTCGCGTTCCGGGCGTTCACGGCAATTCCCTTGTCGGCGAGATGTACGATAGCAGACGGGGAAGCCAAGATGGATTTAGCGACCGTGATGGAGCGCCAATATGACGAGCCGCTCTTATAGGCTATCTCAAGGCGTTCGTCCCCGGAATCGACGTTCACGAAGCGTCTCACCGGCATAATCGGGTGTTGGCAAATCACGATTGGATTCCCGGACCTGTCAATTCCCATCACGCCCTCGTCTTTGCATATATACCGCCCGGAAAACAGTTCCAGAGGTTGTCCGTCGAACTCGGTGCCGTTGGAATACGAAACCTCAATTTGACGGCTTTTCGGCGCGTTGTTGCGGCTCTTCGCATAGGCATTCCAAAGCGAGATGAAGGTCTTCACACCGACCTTTGAGGCAGCGGCCTTTAGTCTCTGCTTCATCTGCCCCAGCGCGAACGGGTCGTCCTTAAAACTGTATAAATATTCATACGGCGCTGACGAATCAAGGAAGTCCGATGCGGAGTAGTCCGGCACGGTCAGTTCAGTTCGTTCCATTTCCGCATGACCTCCTTTCTGTGGATGTCGGCCATTTCGAGTTCGTTTTCAAAGTATGGTAGATTGTCACACGCCTGCACAAACAAGGGCGACGGCGGTTCATCAATTGACTTGGGTCTGTTCGCGTCAATAATGTCCCTGAGGCGCTTAACTGCGTCGAACACCTCCCAATAGGCACCGTCGGCGGCGTCCAGTTCGGCTTGCATTTCTCTGAGCCTCTTATTTCGCTCAAAAACCGCCCTTCCTCGCGTTTTTAACGTGAGTGGGGAAACAGTAAAGAGTCCGAGATGAAAGTCCGCATCAAGCCGTTTCAGCGTCTCCGGGAAGGTAGTGCCGAAGAGATCCTGTGCGAACCGAATCACGTCTCCGTGAGCGCCGCAGCCGAAGCAGTAGAAGTGGTCCTTGAATACCTTGCAAGACGGCGTTTTCTCGGCGTGGAACGGACAGAGGCAGAAGCCTTTCGCGTTCGTTTTGAATCCGTACCGGAGAAAAGCCTCCGGCACGGAAACGGATGATTTGATGGTTTCGATTGCGTCTATCTCCATCAAACTTGTCTCCTCTCATTAAGGATCTCGATAATACGGTCGCCGGTCTCATTCTTTGAGCAGAACCTGAACTCGCATTCATAGGTCTGTGCCATCGTGGACAGGATCTTATAAAGTCGTTCTCCACTCATTGCAAGTGGTGATTCTTTGAGGCGCGGGTTCTTCCATTCGCGGACGTCCTCAAGGGTTTTGATGCCGTAGCCATGTTCGACGAGGAAAACAATGTGGATCCCCGCCGCCTTGGCTCGGAGCAGTTCGTCCTTGAAGCGCTTGTGGTCCTGGCACACATTCACGGCAACCTCAAAGAGGTTCTGCTTGCGGTCAACCACTATCATCGGATTGTCTAATCTCTGATAGTCCCCGACATAGAGTTTCGTGGAGATGTGGGTCACGCCGCGCCTGTCGAATGTTTCGATGATCTTTTTGATTGCACGGGCTTTTTCCCGCGTGTCGATGAAGACGGTCATATCAGAACGGGAATCCGTCATCGTCAGCAACGACCTCCGAAAAATCGGCCTGTGCCGGTGCAGGCGCGTTGTTCTGATAGGAGACGTTGTTGTCCTTTTTGCCGCCGCAGAAACCGACCTGATCACAGTTGACGCGCCATGCTGTGCGGTTCTTGCCGTCCTTGTCGGTGTACTTTTCCGACCGGAGCGAACCGACCAAGGAGATCATGTCTCCCTTGTGGAAGTAGGTGCTGACGAAAACGCCAGTTTTCTGCCACGCTTGGCATTCGATGAAATCGGTCTGTTTCTCTTCGCCCTGTTTGGCATAGCCTCTGTCACAGGCGACGGAAAAATTACAGACCTCTGTGCCGGATGCGGTCGTTTTGAGTTCGGGGTCTCTTGTAAGCCGTCCCAACAGGATCACTACATTGTTATTCTGCATCGATTAAATCCTCCGTAGAAATAAGTTTGACTTTCTTAGTGCGCTTACAATAATCACACGATTCGCAGCGGGTCGGTTCGATGATACCGGCCTTGATTGCGTCGAATCTCGGCGCGTTCTTTTTGACCTCGTTGAGTTCGTAGTCGAGCGCCGCCTTATCAACGAGTAGGAGCGCAAGGTCGGGTTCGGGTTCCTTGGTCGCGGCGTTAAGAATGAATGGCAGTTTTTCGCCCGTGTTTTGGCGTACAATCTCTTGGTAGATCGCGCCTTGAATGTCATAGCCCCAATATTCAAACCAAGGCACACGGCCCTTTTCGGGGACGTATTTCGGTTCAAAATTCTGCATGACCTTGCCGTCCACGATTGCCTCTCCCGGAAGGTAGGAATCCAGTTTGCACTTAAACGGAACGCCTGCGATCTCGCCGGTGAAAATCTTCTGATGTTCGCCGTCAAAGTATCTCATCATCTCTGGCTGGCTTGAGATCCGTTCGATGATTTTGTTGGCGTGGGCAAATTCGGCTTTTAATGTGCCGTCCTTCTTGAAGATTTCGGGATGAGCCTCGGCGAACTCGTCCATCTCGCCGGAGAAATATGCGTCTACATATGACCCGATGAGCATAGGCAGAGTCGTCTCGGTTTCGTATTCGCCTTTGATTTTAGCGAGGGCTGCCGCCTCGCAGCGCAGGAAGTCCTTATACTGCGAGGCAGACATATATTCGCGGTTCGATTCTGCTGAATAATAATTACTGCTGTTCAGTTCCATCGGCTTTCTCCTCTTCGGCGGGTCCGCTCTTGGCCTTTTCGGCCTCCTGTTTAGCCTTGATTTCTTCGGCGGCAATCTTCGCACATTTCAGACAGAGCGCCTTGCCGATTTTCTTCTTGCAGTACGCCGCCGCCTGCTTGCTCGTCATGTTTCCGGTCGGCAGAATCGGTTCGCCGCAGTTCTCGCATTTGACATACTCCTCTGCGGCAGGCGGGAGAACCGGCTTGATGCGGAGCGCGTCATACACGCCACCGAATGCGCGGACAGGCTCGGTAATGATGGTCACGCGCTTGCCCTTGAGTTTATCGGATTCGCGGGTCTTGTACAGTTTGATGATGCGCTTTTTGTTGGTGATGTTGAGGATCATCGGCTTGTACTGCGGTTCAGCGAAATAGCAGACCGTACAGTTCTCTTTGCGTCCTTCCGCGCCGGTCACAGCCTCGTCACGGATGCCTGCGATGGTGAGCGTGATTTCACCGTTCGGCACATCCTCTAAGTCCCAACTGCCAAGATAGTTCGGGTTTTTCCCCATCTTCATGATGTCCATTTAGTCATCCTCCTTTTCGTTCAGAGCGGCTTCGACCGCCTCCCTGTAGAGTTTCGGAGCGCACTTTTCAAGCAAAAATTTGATGGCGTCCGTGAACTCCAGGTCGAGGCAAGTTGCGTGGGGGTACGGTTTTTTGATGGCCTTGAGCAACGATTCGACGAGCATATCATGTAACTGCTCCTTGATGAGCAACTGGTCGTAGTCGTACAGGTCGATGGTCACGGTGGGCGTGGGTCTGATTTCTTCCATTTCGGTTTGTCTCCTTCTGTTATTTTATTTTTTCCAATACTCAGGAAGGTCTTCCCAAGATTTTTTGGTTAAGCAATGGTCGCAGCCGATGAACTCGCCGTCCTTAAAAAAGGCGTCATCGAATTCAGCGCCGCAAATCGGGCAGATGGGTTCCGGCTGATAGTCCGGGTCAGGCATCGGATAAACTCGCATCAGTCCTCGCCTCCTTGAATGATTGTGCCGGTGCCGTTGCAAAGGACCGTATTGATCTCTTTGCGGAGGCTTGCTTCGGCGTCGGAGAAGTGCTTAAAAACGACGCAATTTTGGATGTCTGATTGCCACCAGGCGCACTTTTCGCCGAGGCACCTGCCACCGCCGAAGTCAGCGGAATGGCGCTCAAACGGGCAGATTTTATTCGGCATCTCCGACTACCTCCTCTCCGAGCCAATCTATCCAGCAGATATTGCAACGGTCATTGTCCGGCGTGTAACGTCTGTCTGCGCAGCGGTGAGTTATGTCGCCGGTCGTGTTTGGTGGACACGAAAGCGGCACAAGCGACGCGATCAGTTGCTCGTTGCTCAGTTTGTTTAATATTTCACGGTTGGTCATTTTCTTCTCCTTTCGTCCGTTTTGCGCGAAACCGTTCCCGCCGCGCAAGGTACTTTTTAGCCCAATGCTTTGTGCCATTGCGAAAATGATGCCACGGGGATTCTCGGATGATCCATTCAGCGCAATGATGTGTTACGCGGCGGTATCGGTTTCCTTTCATTTTTAGTCGCTCCCCGTAATCTTCACGCCGGGAAGGTACTCCGGCAAGAAATTGATTTCGTAGGAATACTTATCCACTTTCGCTCCGGTCAGATCCTCGACTGTGTAAGTTGTCCATTCGTTCAGGTGGACAAAATGCTTCGTATAAACGCCGTCGCCGATTTCGCAGATTACGTCGAGATCTCCGTCTTCGTCAATTTGGAGTGAAAATGTCCCGGTAATCTGGAACAGGGCTTTGTCCGTGCGGCAGTTCAACACGGTAAGCCGCCGTACAATGTTAAACTGGTCGGCCTCTTTCGATACGTTATAGGCCACCTTGTCCGCTTCTCTGCATCCCGCGAAAAGCGTAATGATGCAGATAATACATAAAATGATGCAGATGATTTTTTGTGTTTTCATCGTTTTACCTCCGTTATTGTAAGATTTTGATATTTCCACTCAAAAATTTTCTTTTTGAGCGCAAATTCTTTTGTGCGGACGCCCTTGACGTCCTCGATTACGGTGTTCCCGTTCCGGTCGGTGTACATAAAATCGGCTCGGTACTTCACTGCCCGGATCTTCCGTCCGTTTTTCGTGTAGGCCGGGATCAGTTCGAACTCCGGCTGGAGGACGAGGGAGGAGATCTCCCCCGCCCGTTCCAGCAGTTTGAGTTCGGCGTACCGCGTCGCCTCGGCTTTTGAGTCAAACGTGATCCCGTCGATGGTGGTTTTTCGCGCGTGGTATTTATTCGTCATCGTCATCCCCTCGGCACGGGCCCTGATCGCCAAATCAAGTTCCGATAATCTCATAAATTAATCGTCACCACGCTTCCCTCGATGTTCGTCGCGTTGCTCCCGTACTGGTTCACTACTCAACCGCCGATACATTTCAGATAGGCGGCTTTCGGATCGTCAGCCTCGACGAGCGTGAGCGTTTCCTTTTTTCGATCACGGACAGCGTACAGACGGCGTTCGCAGTAGTAAACGGCGAACCTGAAGCCATAGAAATTCACGGTCTTCTCAGGGCGGAAGTCCCATATCGCATGAGCCGCGTTGTCGGGATTGATGTATTCAGCCATTGTCGTCACCTCCCTCCGTCAAGCCGACATACCCGCTGTAATCGCAGAGTTTTTCATAAGCATGGACGATGTTGCGAAGCCATTGTAAACTGTCAACACCCGGGTCATTTCTGATTTGGTCAAAAATCGTCGTGGAGACCATATCGGCGAGGGCATACGCCTCGTCTTTGGTGAGATTTAATTCAGCCATTGTCAGCCCTCCTGTTCCATAATTTTTCTGCGGCAATTAAATGACCACCTTCGATTTTGCACCTGATTTCAGCACCGCAGTTCTGACATTGAATGTACTCATAGCCACGCAAAGTGCCTGTATATAGTCCGAAGTCAATGTCATCTTTTTCTCCGCAGAACGGGCAAGGTTTTAATTCAGTCATTGTCATCCTCCATTCCGACGTTAAGGCTTGGCAATCGGATTACATCGTCTCGTATGATCGCATCTTTTTCGATCTCAGCACGGATGGAAATCCTCCTCCCGAATCCGTCGAACGGCGCGTCAAACGTATTCAATGTGAGCACATACTTCCCAGAGGGGAACGGGATTTCGTCAGCGATTTTATGGAAGAGTTCGTGCTTCATATGGTCGAAAATCCTCTCTCTCAGTTCCGCGTCCATCCTCATGTCAATGATCTCGGATGTTTCGATTTTCATTGTCAGCCCTCCATTTTCGGAACCCAAACACGACCCAGTCCTTCTCGAGTCCGTATCCACTCATAACATAAGTAATCTCATACTCGTTGCGGTCAATGTCGTGCATCCTATGGACTCCAAGCCGGTCAAGCACGGAGAATGTTATGATGTCCCCCTTTTGGAATCCTCTGTCGTCGTTTTTGCGAATCTCAAACGATTTGTCGCCTGCCAAAATTGCGTCAGCAAAGCATTCCTTGATCTTTAGGTTATGTATCATTGTCGGCCCTCCTATCTCTCTCCACACGAGCAGAAGTCATCGTCGTGCATCAATTGCCGTTCAATGTTGTGGCAGCAATATCCGATATATCCTGTCCCGTAGGAGAGAAGGTCGTCTTTAAGGAATCGACAGTCCTTGCACCTTACCACCTCAACGACATCGACCGCACCAGTGCCTCCTTCTTTTTCTTCCGCATCTTCAAACTTTGCAAGCCGATGATAAACATTGAGCCAAAAATGTTGGTTTTCTGCCGTCAACGACGGCATTTCTTTGTTTCTGTTAGTTAATCTCTTACTCATTTTGTTCCTCCTCTTTTGCCTTTTTTAGCACCCTTTCTGTGACAAGCTCGATCCGCGACGCCCATCCATTCCTCGTCGTTTTCCATGCGGGGATGTCGCCCCAATACAAAACCTCATCGCTTTCAGGCAGAAAGGTCGTCATTTCCTGCGGCAACCCGGAGATATCAACGCGCAGTATATCCAACCCCGGCTGATACCACGACTTCGGATTTTCTGATAAGTAGATGGCGAACGCTGTATGATCCGAGTATGATCGAAGCAAGCCATATTTTATTATGTTCCCTACATTCTCTGGCTTCGTAACGTGGTACAAATAGCGTTTACGCTTCATCGTCATCACTCCTCTCTCCATACGCGCAGTAAAAGTCAGGATCAACAACCAGCACGGCACTTTCACCATAGAAAGAGATCTCGACATTATTATTTGTGCAAATCGAATAGTACGTAGGAGAATAATGCTTACAATCCTTGCACCGCACCACCTCAACAACATCGGCGGCGGGTATTTCCCGTACCTTTTGCATGGCACGGCAGACATCGACATCTCCCATCAAATCGCATTCGACAAGGATGTGGATAGCGTCATCTCGTTTAATATACTCAGCCATTTTTCCACCACCCCACACTTTCGGCTCCGGTCACCGAGTTTTTCAAAATCTGCACGGTGCAGTTTTCGTGGATCTCCTCCACATCGAAAACCGAATCAGCAATCTCTGCGGCATTTATCATCTCAAGGACGTGCGCGATGATCTCGTCGTACACGCGCAGACGGATTTTGCTCTGCCCGTGCTTTTCAAAAAAGCGTTTTTTGCGGCGAAGGTAATCAATAAGGTCGTGTCCGTTTATCATGTCTGTCACCCCCATTGTTCTGCCATTGCTTGTCCCACACCGAAAAAGGTGCGACTCCTGATTTTTGCGGTCATTTGATCAGAAAAACTATATTTTTTCCCATCATCCCCGACCGCCTGGCCGATACCCTTCCCAAACCTTGCGATCTTCCCGTTTTTGCATTCGTAGGATATAATCTCCGGCTCGACGATGTTCGTTGGATGTAAAGGCGGTAATCCTTTTAGCCACAAACACGTCGATTTTTTTGTAGGATGACCAAACATATACGGCTGGATTATTTGAGTTGGTTTTTTATAACAATTGCTCATTATGCCTATCGGGTTTTCGACCGCGATTCTGTCGCAATTCGCCAAAACAAAATACATGAAAAACACACAAGCCTTTTGCTGCCGAAAATCTTTTTGCTTCTCTGGGAACCACCTTGCCCCGCTCACGGCGAGATCAGTACACGGCGGGTGTGCAAT